CATTTGTTCAAGCGCATTTTCTACAAGAAGCTGATTCTTTTTACTTACCATTGTAATCACTGTTGGCTAAGTGCTAGCGCAACGCTGTTTGCTTGTGTTGCGTTTTCTAAGGTACATTCCATTATTATGCTTATGTCTATGTTGCCACTTGTGAAAGTTGCTCCGCTAAGATCGCATGCTAAGAAAAGAGAATCAACACCAACTAAGTATCCTTGAGTCCACATTTGCGGGTTAACATCTTCAGTATCAAAAGTTCCGAAAGCGTGAGCAGTTGAAGTTGAATCACCAAAAGCAGATAATGCCCCTGAAGATACTACAGATTTATCATCAGCAAGAACTAATGCGCTTTGAGATTGAGTTGTTAATTGCCAAGCAGCGCCTGCAGGAGCAGCAGCTGTTGTATAAATTGGGTTATTTGGCCCGTTGCCATCTGCATATTGTACTGCAATGTTGTGAATCCTCAGGAGTGTTGATTTTGAAACTCCTAGATTTACAAATGAACCTAAGTCAATTTCTTCCTGGACATAGGTCTGATCGTTCGACGTTACTCTTGCTCTGATAAAAAATGAATCACTTTTAGCCATGCACTTCGGATAGTGGTAAGGTTTATGAACATTTTTTCCGGATTTCGGCGCTACCGACCTATCTTTGGCGCGAAGCGCTCCCGAACACTAAGGCACCTACCTACCACCGCGTCGTGACTAAGCAGCCATTTCATTGCCACCCTCGTGCCTACAAGAGGCCGAGTCTTTTATGAACTTAGCCATGAATGCTCATCTCAAATAATATTATATATTACTCTACTATGCGAAATACATGTTTTTAGTAGATTGGAGAGTTGAGAAGATGAAAAAAAGGATCAGAAAGATGTCATATAAAGAGAAATTAGAGTTAATGGACTGGTTAAATGCTTACTATGCGTACCGAAAGGGGGAAGAATAAGGTATGCCACACCTAATATCAGCCACATTAACAGAAGATGCATACAGGATTTATTGCATTTGGAAAGATAAGCGCCAGGCATCTGCAAAGATTAGTCTTGCTATGGCAGAACTTGCACAGATTCAGGAACTAAATGAAGCAGTAATCACTCAGCTGAACATAATGAAGTCAAGATGGAAGTGGTTAAATCTAAATTTGGCTAGAGAAATGAATTTGAAAGAATGTTCAGCTGAAGAGATTCTGAATTTAGCAACACAACACGACCATTTGTATTACAGGAAGGGATTTGAATGATATGTTCAAATTGTGGCTATGAAATGGAAGAATCAACGAGTGTTATATGGCATTGGCACTGCTCGAGATGTGAGATTCAGACTATGATGGAGGCAGAAGAATGAAAGTGAAAGTGAAAATGGATAGGACGCATCTTTGGTGTTGCGATTTAATCCTAATCAGACCCTTTCCTGCAAAGTTTGTTTACAAATGTCCTGAGTGTGGGATGAAGAAACCATCTCAGTCAACCGGTTTACTCTAAGTTAAACTGTAGAGTTCATCCATAGGGCACTAAGAACTGCAACTAATCCTAACATGACCTTCCAAATAGGGTGTTTTGGATCAGCTAATGTTTTTTCTACATCATCATTCATGAATTACACATCTTGATTGGAATTTCTAACCATTGCAAGAGCACCTCTCCATTCTGAAATCTTAACTTTCTCTAATTCAATATAGTAATTGATAACTTCAGCAGAATCAGCAGTGGCATCTATGAATAAATCTTCTATTATTATTGCATCTGGATCTATTAAACTAAATTGACCAGATCTAGAATTAGTAGGAGTATTCCAACAAGCCCAGCCTATTTCGCTAGTTTGATCCCATTTCCAAGATGTTTGATGAGAATGATCCTCTGTAGTTAATTTACATTGAACTTTTTCAGCATCATTGATATCTTTTGGGGCAATAACGAATTTCTTTATTACAAATCCAGTATCGAATTGACCATCAAAAAGTTGGATTTTTTTTACTTCTGCGGCTAATAGTGTTCCTCTAATAGTATAACTTCTTACTTTCTTCATCTCTTTTTCCTCCCAGCTGGTGTTTTCTTGAATGCTTTAGACATTGCTTTGAAATTTACTTGACCTTTCTTAGATCCCGACTTGTATTTGTGTTTGTTCTTATTTGCTTTAACATATTTCTGCCAAGAGTTAAGTTCTCTCTTGGCTACTTTCTTAGTTCTCTTTAGTAAAGCCCTTTGTGATTTTTGGCCTACTCCGATTGCTTTGTCTACAACCCCCAATCCTATCATTGTAGCTCTAGCAGATAGTTTGGCCTCAGCTGGAGCCATACCCTGCTTCTCAAAGCCTTTTTCTATCATTTGTTCAAGCGCATTTTCTACAAGAAGCTGATTCTTTTTACTTACCATTGTAATCACTGTTGGCTAAGTGCTAGCGCAACGCTGTTTGCTTGTGTTGCGTTTTCTAAGGTACATTCCATT